GATTGCCTCTTGTCTCGTGGGCTCGGAGATGTGTATAAGAGACAGGACCGGCACCAGCGTTGACGGCAAATGCACCTTCGATCTTCCTGGCTACGGTACATGGTCGCTTTATGCCACGCTGAACGGCCAGACCACCGCTACCGAGACCGTGACCGTGGATCAGGTCAAGCAGTACGCGGTGACGCTGAGCTACTTCGCCGCCACGCTGACCGTGACGGCGGAATCCGGTGCGGTCGTAACCGCCACGCTTGGCACAAAGAAATACACCGGCACCTGCGGCAGCAACGGGAAGTGTGCGCTGACCGTCAACTATGCCGGTACCTACTCCGTAACGGCCACCAAGAATAACGTCTCCTCGTCCACGGTGTCTGCTGTGGTGTCAGCCTCCGGCGGCAGCTACACCGCCACGGTGAAGTTCTGCACTCTCACCGTGACCATTGACAGCGGCTCTACCGTCAAGGCGGTCAACGGCTCCACCACGCTCACGGCTACCAGTACCGGGACAGCAAAGTTCTATTTGCCGAACACCGGCACCTGGAGCATCACCGCTACGCTGAACGGCGAGACAGCCACCAGCAGCATCGCTTGCAGTTCCTATACCGACTATACGCTGGAGCTGTCCTATGTAAAGGTCTTCGGCGTGTGCTGGAACTACGGCGCGCAGTCTACGACCCTGAGCCGTCTGACTAAGACCAGCGACCCGAACGGGCTGGTCAATGTCAACATTACCACAGAGCCTTCTCCCGCGCTCGGCACCGGCGCCGGCAGCTCCCCGTTCGACAGCTACCTTCCCTGGAGTGGCATGGAGGAGTACAACATCATCAACAATGCGGTCAGCTATAAAAAGGGCGCGTCCGGATTTTCCAGAAGCAGCTATGATACCGCCGTTTATATTCCGGAATATTACTTCCGAATCGTTGATGATGCCACCAACAAAAAGCGGTACTTCTACATCGCGGACAAGGCCAAAAGCGGCTTTACCAAGCATCCCGGCTCCGGCAAGTATGTCGGCCGCTATAATACGATCTCCGGCTATTACTCCAAAACCGGCTCGAAGCCGCTGGCCAATATAACGCGCGCAACGGCCCGCACCAACTCCAAAAACAAGGGCAGCAAGTGGGGGCAATACGACTTCGCTTCGTGGTGTGCGGTTTGGCTTTTGTACCTGGTGGAATTTGCCGACTGGAACAGCCAGAGCGTCATCGGCATAGGCATCTGCGGCAGCAGCTCTATGGCGAATACCGGCGGCACGGACAGCATGAACTACCATACCGGCACAGCGGCCTCTTCCCGGACAACGGCCGGCGCCGTTCAGTACCGCAATATCGAAAATCCGTGGGGCAACATCTGGGAGTGGATCGACGGCGTCAACTTCTCCGATGGCACCGTTTATGTCTGCACCACCCCGGCAAACTATGCCGACGATACAACAAGCGGCTATACGAACGCAGGAACGAAGACGCAAAGCGACGGCTGGATCAAAGCCATCGGAATTTCCAGTACGGCGCCGTGGGCCTTCTTCCCGACCGAGGTCGGCGGCAGCGAGACAACCTACATTCCTGACTACGCCTGCTACAACTCAGGCTGGCGTGTGCTCAATGTGGGCGGCAGCTACAGTGGCACTACTGGGAATGTCGGCCTGTTCATTTTCTACGCGTACTACGCCTCGTCGAGCTCGTACTCCGGCGTCGGCGCGCGACTCCTTTTCCACCCCTAATGGGGGACCGGGGGCCGCAGCCCCCGGGGCTTTCCCGTCTGCACCAGCTGACGGTAAAAGCGCAAGCCAAAAGCTGAATGGGGTACGGGGCGAAGCCCCGTCGACACGATTTTTGAAAATAACGTATTTTGTTATTTTCTCCCGTTTTTTCGTATGCGCGGCAAGCCGACGGTATAATAGTCACCGGGACTGTCTGCGCCATGCGCCGGGGGCTTGATCTCTACGCCAACTACAACTCAGGCTGGCGTGTGCTCAATGTGGGCGGCAACTACAGTAACACTACTGGGAATGTCGGCCTGTTCAATTTCAACGCGAACAACACCTCGTCGAACTCGAACTCCAACGTCGGCGCGCGACTACTTGTTTTTTCTCTGATTGGCGCAGGCTTTTCCTCACCGCTTGGTGAAAATATTGCCGCATAGGACGGGGTTTAGTAGGCCATGGCTCGAACAATCTCGCAGGCAAACAAGGACGGAGGAAAATCCTATGCCTAAAAGGGTTGGCTATCTCTATGACAAGATGGTTGACCGGGACTTCATTCGTGCTGTTATTCTGGAAGCAGCCAAAGGACGCCAAAGCCGGAAGGATATTGCCCGCATATTGGCGGATCTGGACGGGTACGTCGAAAAGACCTATGAGATCGTTGCAACAGAGAGCTTTGTTCCGTCGGAGCCACGGGTGCGCGAAATCTACGATGAGAGCAGCGAGAAGTTCCGCAAAATCAAGATGGTCCCGTTTTGGCCGGACGGCGTGATCCAATGGATGATGGTAACGGTCATGAAGCCGGTGCTCATGCGTGGAATGCACCCGTGGTCCTGCGCATCCATTCCCGGGCGCGGCGGGAAGCGAGTCCACAAGAAAATCAGCAGCGCACTTCGCAACGACCCCAAGGGAACGAAATATGCCGCAGAGCTGGATGTCGCGCAGTATTATCCCAGCATCTCCGGCAGGCGCCTGATTTGGGCGCTGGCCCGGAAGATCAAGGACAAGCGTTTCCTGCGGGCGGTCTACTCCATCATTGAGTCCTGCGGCGGCGGGCTGGCCATTGGCTATTACATCTGCCAATGGCTGGCGAACTTCTATTTGGAGCCGCTGGACAGGTACATCATGACGCTGCCGGGTGTGAAGTACATGACCCGCTACATGGACAATATCACCCTGCTGGGGCCGAACAAGAAGCAACTGCATAAGGCGCGAAAGATGATTGCCGCGTTTATGCAGCGGCAGCTCGGTCTGTCTATGAAAGCGAACTGGCAGATCTACCCCACGGCGAAGCGCATGGTGAGCGCGGTCGGCTACCGCTTCTCACGCACTCATATCATTCTGCGCAAGCGGAATTTTCTGCGCTTCACCCGGCAATGCCGCCGCGTCAAAAAGCGGCTCGATGCCGGGAAGCCCATCACGTTCGCTCAGGCCTCCGGGCTACTGAGCCGCGCGGGGCAGCTGAAGCATTGCAACAGCCAAAAAATCCGAGAAAAATACATCGACCCTATTGGGGTGCGAAATCTGAAGGAGGTCGTGCGAAATGAGAGTAAGAGGCGACAATGCACCCAGCAACGCCTTTACGCTGGAGGAGCAGCCTAAGAAGCCTGGCTTCTTCCTCGTCCGCTTTTACGAGAACGCGCAGGAATTTTCCGAAACACGCGACGGTCTCACCATTACCGGCTGGGAGTATGACGAATATCATTTGGAGCTGGCGGACACCGGCAGTCTTTCGGAGGATGTTCTTGCGAACTTTGATACTCTGCTCGCCCAGGCAAAAGCGGCTGAAACGCCGGCTGAGCAAGGGGATTTGGAGTCGCGCGTTACTACGCTGGAAGAAACATCTGCCAGCAAGGATGACGTGCAGGCAGTATGGGATCGGATGGCCGCAGCGTATAACGAGGGGGTGAACGAGGCGTGAATAGTCAGGACTTGATATTGACGATGATGCGGGCGCAGGGAAAGACTGATGCCCTGAGCCTCCGGAGCCGGTCGGCCGGCATGGACGGCACGGCCATCATTGCCGAGGAAGAGAAAATCCCCGCTTTCAATCCGGAAAAGGATTATTCCAGCTGGCCGGCAGGCGCGCCGGTTACGGACGAAGGGCAGGTCTGGACATTGATCCAGCCGTACAATGCGGCGAACTATGACGGCCGCCCTTCGACGCTCCGAGCGCTTTGGGGGCTTGCGCATACCAAGAACCCGGTGAAAGCAAAGCCTTATGTTGCACCTTTCGGAACAAGCGGGCTTTACGCCAAGGACGAGTGCTGCACAGACCCTGATGCTGAAGATCCTGCAGCTGTGTATCGCAGCAAATGCGATAACAACGCATATTCCCCCAGCGCCTATCCCGCAAACTGGGAATTGGTGAGCTGATAATACGACAAAGCAACCGCTTCGGCGGTTGCTTTTTTTCGTGCCAATGCAAAGGGGGCGATCAACAATGCGTAAAAGCGTCGGAGCGGGCTGCTGATCCCGTACTGTTTTATTTGGCACCTCTCGCCATGTGTGCTTCCCAAATTGTGAACGGCCGAGAGAGTCCAAGCTACACATTGCAAAGAGAGGTATAAGCATGAACTTTGGTGAAATCTTGCTTTCTGTTCTGCTGGCTGTTGCCGGCGGAGCAGCAGGCGCCGCCGTGATAAACGGCATCAATGAGCGGTGGAAGTTCAAGGCAAACCGCAAAGCTGTCAAGGAGGATCGTGCGGAGGCGAAAGCTGATAAGACGGACGAACTGTCGAAGACGCTGGCAGACCTCCAGGGCCAACTAAAGGTCCTGAAGACCAGCGACACGGCACAGGCCGAAGCTCTGCGGCTGATCCTGCTTGACCGGGTCCTGTATCTCGGGCGCGGATATATCAAAGCGGGGGAAATCTCCTATGATGACCGCCGCCGGTTTCACGCTATGCACAACTGCTACCACAGCGGTCTCGGCGGGAATGGCGATGCCGATTTAGTTGTGGCCGCTGTGGATGAATTGCCGCTGAAAAAGTAAGGAGGAAAACTTATGCATGTTCTGGATATGACGATTATTCGCCTGGCTGCTGGCCTTGTGCTGCTTATCGCCGCCAACATCGCCCTTGGCTCCATCAACGCCATCATTGCCGGAGACTGGGACAAGGCGAAGTTCCGCAACGGCTGCATTAAGAGCGCGGTCGTGGCTGTGGCGCTGATCGCGGTCTACTTTGCCGGATATCTCAACCCCGATCTGATGGTGGTAGAGGTCGACGGGCAGACCGTGAACCTGATGACGGCGGTATCGCTGGCGATGCTCGCGGCCTTTACTGCTTATGCCGTCGATGTGCTGAAAAAGCTGAAAGATATGCTCTCCACCGCGACACCTGGGGCGGAGGCTGCGCCCGCTGCGCTGCCTGCCGGTGAGAGCGAGGAAACCCCTGCCGCCCCCAAGGAGGAATGACCTATGAACGCTATTGACCGTGTTCTTGCCACCGCCCGCAGCGAAATTGGCTACATCGAAAAGGCCACCAACTCGCAGCTGGAGGATAAGACGGCAAATCCCGGGAGCAACAACTGGAACAAGTTTGCCGCTTTCCTGGATGGCCTCGGCGTAGTCTACAACGGTGCCAAGAACGGCTATGCCTGGTGCGACTGCTTCGCGGACTACTGCTACATCTACACACTGGGCCTTTCGATTGGCATGGCTATGACCTACCAGCCGGAGAAGGGCCTCGGTGCAGGTTGCACCTACTCCATGCGTTATTACAAAAACGCCGGAGCATTTTTCAAGACCCCGCAGCGCGGCGATCAGATATTTTTCACCAACGATGGCGGCGATACCTCGTATCATACCGGCATCGTGGAGAAGGTGACCGCCGACAGGGTCTACACGATCGAGGGTAACACTTCCAGCGCTGCAGGCGTCGTTCCGAACGGCGGCTGTGTCCGCGACAAGAGCTACCCTCGCAACGCAAAGTACATCGCCGGTTACGGCCGGCCAAATTGGGATCTCGTCAAGGAGGAAGAAAGTATGCCCGAGATGACACAGGATAAGTTCAACGAAATGTTCAAGGTCGCTATGGCCGCCTACCGTGCCGAGCTTCAGGATAATGACTGCGGCAATTTCAGCGCGGATGGCCGGAAGTTCGTCACCGAGAGTGGCCTGTTGGTCGGCGGCAACACGCTTCCGAACGGTGAAGCCAATTTCATGTGGCAGGATTTCCTGACCCGTGAGCAGTTTGCAACGGTGCTTTACCGCTTCGCCCAGAAATTCGGGCTGAACTGATGGCAAAGCGCAAGCGCAGAGCCGCGAAGAAGCGCAAGGTCGAGTGGAGCAAGGTCGTGTGCCTGTTGGCAATGCTGGCCGGTCTGCTGATCGTTCAGGAATGCCTGTTCCTCATGTACCTGTGCATCAAGAGCGGCTACACCGCCGCCGCTGCGTGGCTGACTGCGGCCACCGGCGTCGGCGAGGCCATCATCATCGCCGGAGCGAACGGCTATCTGTCCCTTGCGAAATCCGACCACAAGCGCGGCGGGATCACCTTTGAAGCGGCCAAGGCAAAGAACTTTCAGACCGATACGGAGGACGACGGCAGCATTGATAGCCCCGCCATCTAAACACCGCCCCGCATAATGAAAGCCCCCTCGCAGGATTTTACGTCCTGTCGAGGGGGCTTTTTCTGTTTTCTGGCGCTTTCGCATTTTCGCGGCGCTGTGGCGCTTTTTCTGTTCTTGGTGGGCGTCTACACTCCTGCGGCGCAAAGGGCGTGTTGCAACTCGCCTACGGCGGCGAGAGGGCGCTTTCTTCGCTGGTGTGCGTCTGGCTTTTCAGAAAGGCCATGTATCTCGCTCGGGAACGAACTCAATGATCGTTCCCTCGGGGATGGGGTCGCAAGGCTCTCCATCAAAGGCGTTGCCCTGCTTCGTGCAGATATCGGCCGGTCTGCTCCGGCGTGGGTCGACATCGACATAGAGCCGACCGTCGCACTCGTAGACAGGGCGATCCCAGCTGTCGCGGCCACGGTACTCCAGCCGAAGCCTCGGCGCGGCGCAGAGCTCCTCATAGCTCATGTGGCCTGCGGCTTTCATCGCGGCGCTGGCGGCAGTCAATTCTTCAGGAGTCCACGGCTCACTCATGCTTTTCTCCTCCTTCGGCCATGCGCCAGTTCTCCGGCGCGGTGGTGATGGCCCATGCAGTCAGCGGCATCCGCTCGTCCAGCATATCCTCCAGAGCTTCCTCGGTGCCGCAGGTGTCGCACACATAGACCGTTGCCCGGCGGCTGAGGGCGTTGTGCGTGACGCTTTCCGCGTCCATCGTCATCTTCCCACAGCGGGGGCAGGCAAAATGCCCGCCCCGCTGCTTCTTGCTGAATTCAGCAATGAGAATTCGTGCCAGCGTTTCCTCGTGCGGTTCGACGCTTTCGACTTCCCATACCTCGCGGCCATCAATCTGACCATCGGCTTGGGCCTTTTTCTGCGCCTGCTGCGGATCTGCCGCGAATACGGCGGCGGTGATCCGCTGGCCGTTGTCACGATTGCGATATGTGACCGTCCAAGACCTGCTCTCCATGGTGTACCTCCTCATGTTAATTTCTGGACTTCCAGCGGCCTTTGAATGTTTCTTCGCGAGTACCGTCGCGCCAGTAGACATTCTCACGCTTCCAGCCGTTGTGCTGGTAGGTCGCATAGACGATTTTATCGGGAAAGATGGAAATTTCCGTTTCCTCAAATTCGGTATTGACGCCCATGAACATCGTGTCGCTATCGCCATACTTGTCCATCAGCTCACACATACCGTCAAAATCATTGGGGTCAAATGTAAAGGTCAAATCTTTCTTTTCCATTGCGATACTCTTTCTCCCCGTCGTGCCGATAGGTCAGCTAGTCAAGCAGTTACAGCTTGGTGTTGTAGTCTTTCAATGCGACCTGGATGATGATTTCTTCGCGCCCCATGGTAACATAGGTGATTTTGGCTTCCAGCACTCCCGGCATCGCTTGCGCCGGAATCTTGTATAAGCTACGGAAGCGACCGATTTTTTGCATACCGGCTTTCACCACAACGGGGATTTCATCGCTGGCCGCGCCAATCTGGCTGCAAAAGTCGAAGACAGTAATTTTCCTCATGCTCGCGCCTTTCACTCAATGGCAGCTTCGATGCTGCTGATGACTTCCTCCAGGTTATCCACGGCTTCGGAGAGGTTGTCGCAGGCCTCGTCCGCCTTTTCGTAACGCTCGCTCTCCTGCATATTCTCCGGGATGTTGTCGCGGTACTCTTCCTCCTCGGCCTGCAGGTCTTCGAGGCTGCCTTTCAGCTCCTCCAGTTGGTCGATGATGCTCTGCAGATTCTTTCTGCGGATTTTGTTCATGTTCTGTCCTTTCAGCCCTCGTGACCTCCGGGGCGGGCGATAATTTAGCAGCTGTAGAAGCGGAGCTCACCGTTGACCAGCTCATACATGAAGTAGGCACAGTCAAAGCGGACATAGTTCCAGTCGGTGGACTCGTACACGGGCGCGCGGTCGAAGGTGGCGGACTTGCGGAGGCGGCGATGCTTGTTGACCTCGTAGGTGTTGACCTCATGGAGAATATGGATTTTCTCGGGAGCGAAGCCGCACTCGTCAGCGATAAACGCCTTGGCTTCATCGTCAGTCATCACCTTGCCGTATTTGGCAAGCTCCTCGTAACTCTTCTGCTCCATGTTCGTGCCGGTGCTGTCGCTGGGCTTCCACTCCAGCTCCTTGTCCAGCTCGGCGGTCAGCTCGTCGATGCGCTTCTCGCGGTCGGCGACATCCTTCTTGTACTGCCGCTCGCTTTCCATCAGCAAGCTGTTCAGCCGGTCAATTTCGGAAGCTCTGGCCTTGCAGAGCTTCCGCGCCCCGCCGTCCTTGACGAAAGCCTTGCAAAAGGCATCCTTGTCGCCATCGAAGTTGTAGTAGGCCTCTTCGATCTTGGCGTACTCTTTGGCGGTCGGCTCGAAGCCGGTGCGGTCGATAAATTCAGACATCATCATTTTACGTTCCTCCTTGTATTTTCCGGTCCGGGGCTTTATACTAAGGGGGAGGGGAGCTTCCCGCTCCCCCTCAGCGCCGGGGTTAGTCCTCTGGTTGCTTGCCCTGCTTGGGTTTACTGTTGGGCTTGATTGTGATCGTTATCCGTTCTGCAACTTCGGGGTGATCACTCAAGATTTTCAGTAGCTCTTGCAGGGCTCTTTTTTCTTCGTTGTCCAACGGCCAGTCCTCCTTTCCGAAGAGGTTTGTTCCTCTTCCTTACAAGCATTATATTACACTAATTCGTGTCACTTGTCAACGATTATTTTACACCTTTCCGTGGAAATTGTAAAAAAGTTTTTGACAAGTGACACATTTTAGTGTATAGTACGAGTGAGGAGGTGAGAGCATGGGACTCTCTGTTGCCGAAAAGATCCGCCTGATTATGAAACGGCAGAAAATAACGATGGGCGAATTGGCTGAGGCATCCGGGCAGACGCGGCAAAACCTGTCCAACAAAATGACACGCGGGAACTTTACAGAAAAGGATATCGTCGAGCTGGCAGCTGCACTCGGCTGTACAGTTGAAATTCGCTTCGTCACCCAAGATGGCGAAGCCATATAAGAAAAGGCCTCGGACGCTTGAACGCCCGAGGCCTTGGAGCAGGCTTAACGCTTGCTATGTATATCCGCGCCGGTGCGCGATTTGACTCTGACATCCGGGTTTTCCTCCCGGACCATCAGATCTGACAGCTCACACCCCAGCGCCTCACAAATGAGGTCGAGATGCTCCAGGTTGACCCTTTCAGCGATCTCGTGGTACAGGTCATTGATTGTCGAAGGTCGAATTCCTGTTGCCCTCGCAAGGTCAGCTTGCGTCCACCTTCGCTCGCCAAGCCGGGTGGACAGTAAAATCCTAATCATAGCCATGCTCCTTTACGGTAGATTCTAACAACGATTTTAGAATTCCGCAGGGTTTTGGTAGAATATAACGAAAACCGTTATGGCTATGATAAAAAACGAAGCGGCTACCACACAGCAGAGAAACTGTGCGGTAGCCGCTTTTTTCATTTCCGAGCATGATCGAACGGACAGACCAGAACGAAAATGCCGCTGACCATGTAGATCGTCGGAGCATAGCAAAAGCCAGGCGAACCGGCATGGTTCGTCTGGCTCTGCTTTGGTGGAGCAGAGCAGAGCTTAAACGAACACTCTGCCGCGTTATTTTCTACCGCATTGACTGCGGACTCTATCGGGATCTGAATTGTATTTTTATTGCCGGAGAAGCTGAACACCAGCCGCAGGTCATCGTCGTAAACATACACCGCGACCAGGAATGTGTCAAATAGGCGCGCCTGGTACTTCTTGTCGTACACATCACCATCTCGGAACATCTCCAAGCCGGATATGATGTCATCGCGGCTGACGGTCACGATATCAGCCCGAGCCGCTGCGATCTTGGCCTTGATGGTGGCGCGCTCGGATTCCAACTCGACCAGCCTGCTTTTCGTGGTTTCGGTGATGATGCCCTGCTCAATGGCCGACATGATATTCTTGATGCCGCGCTCTGTTCCGGCGAGCTGGTCTTCCAGAATACCGACCTTACTCTCAGCTTCCTTGCGCTCATTGTAGGCAACCGTGCTGTCAGCGATCCACTCGATAACATCGTCTTTCAGCGCATAGTCCTTGATGGCCTGCGCGACCTGCAGTTCGATTTCATCCCGGCGCACGTTCTTCTTGTCGCAGGTCTTTTCCGTTCGGTGCTTCTGGCAGACATAGTAGTAATGCAGCTTTCCGCTCCGGCCGGTGCCGGAGATACCCACCATGGGGCTTTTGCACTTACCGCAGAAAAGTTTGCCGGTGAGCAGATAGTCACCGTTGACTCTGTGCCGACCTTGCGGATTTTTCTTCGTGGTAATCACCTCCTGGACTTTGAAAAAGAGTTCGTCGCTGATGATCCGCGGGATACCATCTTCCTTGCGAACATCGCCGTAGATGTAGATGCCGCGGTACCGCTCGTTGGACAGGATTTTCTGAAAGCTCGACCGCCCCCAGGGGCGATTGTACGAGGTTTTGATTCCCCGGGCGTTTAGGCTGTTCATGATATCCACGAAAGGCTCGCCGGCAGCAACGCGGGTAAATATCTCTCGGATAACCGCAGCCTTTGGCTCGTCGATGACATAGTGCAGCGTTTCATCACGCTTGTAGCCATAGGGCAAATGACCGTTTGCCACCATGCAGTTTGAGGCGTTGTCGTACAGCCCGCGCTTGATGTCCTCGGCCATGTTCTCGGAATAAAACTGGTTGACATTCATCATCGAGCGGGCGGCGAAACGGCCGGCAGCGGTGTCGTCGAAGTCCTCTTCCACATAGAGCACACGGACGCCCAGCTCCTGGAGCCGTGCTTCGTTGATCAAAGCCTCCAGCATATTGCGCCCCATGCGGTTAGACTTCCACGCGATTACATAACGAAACTTCCCTTTGGCTGCCTCCGACATCATGCGCTGGAAGTCCTTGCGCTTGTCGGTGCGGCCGGAGACGGCGCGGTCGGCATAGGTGTCGATGATCCTGATGCCATACTCCGCGGCCAGCTCGTAGCCCTTTTCAAACTGCTGCTCTACGGAAATGTCCTTCTGGTTGTGGCTGCTGTACCGGCCGTAAAGAACGCCCGGCTCCTCGATTTCCAGTTTCTTGCCCCGCTTCGGCTTTGCCGGGTGCTTTGCAGTCTTTTTCGGCAACAGCGCCACCCCCCTTCTAACGATAGATTGCAGTAGTAGAATTTCAGAATTAGAAACAGATTACAGATACAGTCTCAGATACAGAGACAGGTACAGAGACAGTGCGCGCATGATCGCGCGCACACGCACGCGCGCACGCGAAGTATCGCTACGGTATGGATACGGTATAGATACCCTATCCATAGGGTATCGAATATTGGCTTAAATTAAGCGGACAGCTGTCCCGGTCGCGCAGATATTCATGCCGAAAGGTTCATACCGCACGCCAACAATAGCATCTGCTCCGAGCGATACGGCCTGTTGCAACAGGATTTCGGTCACTCCATCGACGCCAGCCTGCCAGCCGCGCTGGACGCCTTTGTTCCCACCGGGCATGACCATAACCTGCGCTGCTGATACAATGCCAAGGTATTCGGAAATCGTGCGCCCTTCGACAGATAAGGTGGTTGTAACAATCATATAATTACCTCCAATTTTCTATCATATAGCAACAAAATGTCGCTGTTTGTCAAAAGTGATTTTATTTCTTTTTGAGCAAAAGCGTGCGCAAATCTGTTACAATTCTTGCATACACCGCCGGTAAGAATATACGATTGGAGTTGATTAGATGCCATCAAGCAAGGAAGCAGCTGCGATACTTCGGATTGTGGAAAAACTGACTCAGGACGAAAAAAGACAAGCTATCAGTCTTCTTGCCGGTTGGCGAGATACTGGAGATAGTGAAGAGCCTCCGCTTTCTTCGAAGGAGAAAGCTGGAGAATAAACGTTGTAAGAGCAATGTCCATATCATTCATCGGTCCGCCCTCTTTCGTGAGGGCGGACAATTCGTTTGCGGAGTCTTCGGAGATATCAGACAGCAATTCGACAGGCATATCGTCCACGGTTGTGAGCATATCCGCCAGAGAAATTCCCATGCCATCAGAAATTTTCTTGAGTGCGGGCAGCGATGGCGTCAGAGGAAGCCCGGTCTTGGGGTTCATGTTCTTCTCCAGCATGGAAATATAGCCGTTTGACAGACCACAAATAGCCGCAAACTGGCGCTGCGACAGGTCATGTTCTTTGCGATATTCCTTTACGAAATCACTGAGCGTCATAAGAATGTCCCCCTAAATTTGTTTAATACATTATACAGTCAGCGAAGCCCCGTGTCAATGCGACTGTGAAATTTATTGAACATTTTTTGTGTAACCCACTTGACATGCCTATGTGCTTAGTGTAGTATGTCTGTGTAATCGGTTGAACACTTCCGTCAACCACGAAAGGAGGAAAAGGCATGGGCTACAAAATCAAGGAGCTGCGCGAAGCCATGAAAATGACACAGGAAGAACTGGCGGAGAAGAGCGGAGTAAGCCGCGGGACTATTTCTGCCCTCGAAAACGGCATCGACCGAACAACTACCTCGAAGACGCTGGTAAAGCTTGCGCAGGCGCTCGATACCACCGTAGACCGTATTTTTTTTACCGAGGGTGTTTAATCGGCTAAACAGTATGTGAGGAGGTGACCGCTTTGAGCAGCACTCGCTGTTGCAACGATTGCCCGATACCCCTCGAAGGTGAGCCGGTGGACGAAGTACATATCCGCACAGAAGACATTCCCGAGTTCATGCGGGACAACCTGGCCGCCGCGACGCTGGATCTAATCCACTCGATACTGCGCCAGCCGGGAGGCCGGGAGGCGCTGGACGCGAGGACTGCCGCCAGGCACGCGGCCAAAGCCGTGAAATGAAAGGAGCTGAAAGAATGGCATATTACCGGACTTGCCCGCTTTGCGGGAGCAATAATGACCCGGGTGAAGCCTGTGATTGCCGCGAAACGAAAAAAGAGGCCGCCCCGCTGCATCGGGAACGACCTCAGGCAAATGCTTACCCATTGCCAGTTTATCAACCGTTTTGCCCTAAGTCAAGGGCGAAGGAGGTGCGACCGTGGCTGAAGAGCTGAGAGAGCTGCGGCTTTCCAAGCAGATCCCCGCCAAGGACATGGTCGCTGTCGTGCAGCAGATTTATCCCAAGTACGACAAGACCGTCCAGAGCAAATGCGAAAACGGCGAGATTTACGGCGTAAGCCTGCGGCCGGATGCGATGGCTGCGCTCTACGCGCACTTCGCCCCAGAGGTCGTGGAGCAGCGAAAAGCCGCCAAGAAAGATGCGCACCGTCTGACCTGTCGTATCTCGGCAAGGCTTGAAACCGCTGACTACGAGGCGTTGCAACAGCTTATTGCCGCCGATGGCTACGCTACCACGCAGGACTGGCTGACCGCTATTGTTCGCCGCTACATCGCAAAGGCAGGTGACGCCGAATGAGCTATGACCTGCCGGATCATCCCGTCATCCAGAACATGGAGCGCACCGGCTACCCCAATGGCAAAGAGCCGGAATATCCGCGCTGCCCCATCTGCGGTGAAGAGTGCGAGGACATCTACAAAGACAAAGATTTGAATATCGTCGGCTGCGATATCTGCATCAAGCAGTCTGACGCCTGGGAGGAGCCAGAGTGCTTCCCCGGAAAGGAGTAATGATGAAAGGACTGGTTATTACCACGGACAGCCTCATGCGGACGGAGGAATACACCACCCCGCTGCATGAGAGCATCGGAAAGACGGTCGGCGGCTGGATCGAAGTTGTCCACCCGAAGCTGCTGCCCGCTCCGTATTGCATGATTGTCAACGAGGAGGGCCTGTTGCTCGGTCTGCCGGTGAACCTGCTCGGGAGCATTCTCTATGAGAGCTTCCGTCACGGAAACCCCATTGTCGGCAATATCGTGTTCTGCAAAGAGGGCTTTGTCGAGGGCGAGCGCGACATCATCGGTCTGGACGATGACGACCTCAAATGCCTCGGTGCGCTGATCTCCGCCGTAAGCGGCGGCGCGGTCAAGTGGGAAAGCGAGGCACAGTAATGAGGACGTTTTACTTCACCTATGGTTCAAGCGGCCAGCCGTTTATCGGCGGTTGGACTGAGGTCAACGCCCCCAATTATGGCGCTGCCTGCGCCGCATTTCGCGCCTACCATCCCGACAAGACCGAGGGCCTGCTGAACTGTTCCAGCGTGTATGACGAGGAGCACTTCAAGCAGACTGAGATGTATCGCAGCGGAAACTTCGACCGCCGCTGCCACGAAGTTATCACCCTGCGGCGTGAAGCCGCTACCAACTGAAAGGAGCTATCACAATGATCAGAAACCCGAACGATATCCAGGAGGGCGCGAAGAAGATCCGTATGCTGATTGCCGGATACCCCGGCATTGGCAAATCCACGCTGGCGCTGTCCGCTCCCAATCCCCTGCACATCGACGTTGACTTCGGTATCGACCGCATCGAGCCGCGCTACCGCAAGCCGTACATCCAGCCCCAGAGCTACGATGAAATCCTCGGTGATCTCACCCCTATCAACCTTCAGGACTTCGACACGCTGGTTTTCGATACCGGCGGCAAGCTGATCTCCCTCATGTCCCTGTGGGCCATCAAGAAAGACCCGAAGTATGGCCAGCGCGACGGCAGTCTCTCCCTCAAGGGCTACGGCTTCGTCGGCAAAGAATTTGTCCGGCTGATGGACTACTGCTTCTATGAGCTTCAGAAGAATATCGTCATCGTGTTCCACGCCACCGAGGAAAAGGACGGCGACAATACCCGCCTCCGCATCAAGGTCGAGGGTCAGACCAAGAACAACGTTTGGGAGCCTATGGATCTGGGCGGTTTTGTGGAGATCTACGGCAACGACCGCACCATCGGCTTCTCCAACTGCGAGCGTTACTTTGCCAAGGGTACGCGCGGCATCTCCGGTATTCGCAAGATCCCCGCGCTCGGCCCGACCAGTCCGAACGACTTCCTGACGAAGCTGTTTGCCGAGTACAACGCCAAGGCCACCGCTGAGGTTGAGCAGAACGCAGTCGATCAGGCGGCATACGAGGCCGCGATGGTCGAGGGTACGGCCATCATCGCCAGCATTGTCGACGCCGACACTGCCAACGCTGCCATGCCGAAGTATCAGGCCCTCAAGCACGCGCTGACCTCCAACAAGGAGCTGGGCGTTCTCTGGAATAAGAAAATCAAGGAATGCGGACTGTTCTTCGACAAGGTTTTGAAGAAATACACGCCTGCGCCCGAGGAGGCAAAGGAGGCGGAGTAAATGGGACGCTGCCTGATGACTCATTCCCTGCTGGCGTCCTGGCTCTACACCATGAAGGAAAATCCCTATGAGGATATGACGACAGAGCGCGATCCGATGGGCGAATTCATGCAGACGCTGCGCCGCGAGCCGACGCTGACCACGGAAGCCATGCAGAATGGCATCAAGTTCGAGGACATGGTGACGGATATCATCAATGGCCGCGCAGCTCCCGATGATCCGTGGTATGGCGCTGCCGAAAAGGTCGCGCGGCGTTGTGCAGGCGGTATTCTCCAGTACAAGGCGAAAAAGACCATCGAGGTTGGCGGCATGAGCCTGCTTCTGTACGGCCGTCTGGATTGCATGAAAGCTGGGGAGATCATCGACATCAAATTCACCAAGAACTATGACGCCGGTAAGTTCTTCTCCAGTACGCAGCACCCCACCTACTTTGAGCTGATCCCCGAAGCGCGGCAGTTCACTTATCTTGCCAGCAACGGGAGCACGGTGTGGCCGGAGACGTACCGCCGAGAGGAAGCGCCCAGCATTTTCCCTGTCATTTCTGATTTCCTCGAATGGCTGCGCGCAACCGAGCTGATGCCGGTCTACCAGGAGAAGTGGGCGACGCTATGAACGGCAAGCTGAAAGACTGGTCGTTCTCCCGCACCGGAGAAAGCGTGCTGACCATCACGACCAGAGAGAGCTGCAAGAGACTGTGGGACGCGCTTGGCGATCAGGAGATCACATTCTCCATCAAAAAGCGCGTCATTCCCCGAAGCCTCAACGCAAACAACTACGCGTGGTCGCTGATTGAGAAGCTGGCCGTCGCGGTGAAGTCGGACAAGGACTCCGTTTACGAGGAAATGCTCCGGCGCTACGGCACCGGCGAGACATACACCGACGAGGCCGGGAACGAGTGCAAGGTGCTGTTTTCGCTGCGGGAGGGCGTGCCGCCCGCGCTGGTGGCGCGGCACTACGCCGAAACCGGCGTCGGCTATGTCGATGGGAAGAAATTTATTCATTACCGAGCGATCAAAGGCACCAGCGAATATTCCACGAAAGAAATGAGCGTCTTTTTGGACGGTATCATTTCCGAGTGCCAGGAGGTCGGCATAGAAACCGATACCCCCGAGCAGATCGCCAGATACAAGGAGGCATGGCATCCGTGAGAAAAGTCTATTGCGACTACTGCGGTCGAGAGACTGAGTATGTCGACAGCAAGGTCATCTACGGCAAGAGCTACGGCAAAATCTATCTCTGCCGGAACTGCATGGCGTATGTCGGTGTGCATAAGGGGACGGATAAGCCCCTTGGCCGCCTCGCCAATGCGGAGCTGCGGAATTGGAAAAAGGCTGCACACGCCGTATTTGACCCTCTGTGGAAGTACGGCCGCTTTCGCGGCCACCGCAACGCGGCTTATGCGTGGCTGGCTCAGAAGATGGGCCTGCCCGTGGAGAAGACCCACATCGGTATGTTCGATGTCGGACAGTGCCGCAAGGCTATCGAGATCATTGAGAAAGAGACGAAAGGAGACCGTTATGGAAGACACCAAAAAGACACCCGCTGAGCTGGTCGCTGACCTGATGCTCGATCCTGGCTTTGTCCTCGTTCCGCAGGATCGTTACGAGGAGCTGGTTCGTGCCGAAACGGAGCGTGATGTGCTGGAAGCGACCATCAAGGGTGAGAACAGCTACAACGTCGACAGAGTTCTCGCCGCCATTCAGAGGGCAAGAAAAGCGGCATGGCTGAAAGTGTCGGCGGCTGCCCTCAATGCCGAGGGAGCACCGGAGGCGGGAAACGATGCTGAATAAGATCGTTGTCATGGGCCGACTGACCCGCGACCCGGAACTGCGTCGTACACAGTCCGGCCTTTCTGTGACCAGCTTCTCCGTGGCCTGTGACCGCGATTTCAAAAATCAGTCTGGAGAAAAGGAAACAGATTTTATTGACTGCGTTGCTTGGCGGAATACCGCTGAATTCGTCTGCAAGTATTTCAGCAAGGGCCGCATGGCGGTTGTCGAAGGTCGGCTGCAGCTTCGCGACTGGCAGGACAATAACGGCAACAAGCGCCGGTCGGCTGAGATTGTGGCCGACAATGTTTACTTCGGGGACTCCAAGCGCGATGGTGACGGCGGATATCAGCAGGGCGGCTATGCGCCGCAGGGAGGCTATCCCCCACAGGGCCAAAGCTTCGGCGCCCCGGGCGGTGCTTATGGCTCTGCTCCCGGTGGATATCCCACATCGGATTACGGCGGGGGCTTTACGGAACTCGGCGAGGATGACGGAGAACTGCCGTTCTGAATAGGCCGCCCGGTTATCCGGGCGGCACCCCGCCAAAGGAGGTGACACACTATGGCGAGCTATCGGAATATCAGCATGGACTTTTGGACGGACAGCAAGGTTGTTGACGATTTTACCCCTGAGGACAGATACATCTACCTGTACTGCATGACCAACCCGCACACCAATCTCTGCGGCTGTTACGAGGTCAGCATCAAGCAGATTGCCAATGAAACGGGGTACAACAACGATTCCGTGGAACGCCTGCTGAAACGCCTGGACGGCGCGCACAATGTTATTCGATATAGCGCGCAGACCAAGGAGCTTCTAATCCTCAACTGGTGCAGATATAACTGGTCGGCGTCTGAAAAGCTCAACAAGCCTTTGCTGAGTGAGATCCGCAGAGTTAAGAATGATCGCTTCCGCGAATACCTGGCGGCACGCTACAACGAGCGCGGTACAGTAACGGCTCAGTATAACGCCGCAGAGGACGATAGGCCTGAGGTCCCCCGTCATAAGCACGGTGCGCACGGCTGGGTGCGCCTTACAGAAGAGGAATATGCCCGTCTGATTGATGACCTCGGCGAAGAAGAGTTGACGCGCTGCATTGACTACATAGACGAGTCCGCTCAAATGCACGGCAATAAGAACAAATGGCGCGACTGGAATCTTGTCATTCGGAAGTGCAGCCGTGAACGCTGGGGCCTCCGCAGCGGCAACGGCAATCGGCCGAGTTCCAGCGGGACAGCGATGGATGATCTGCAGCAGCTTCATCAAATGTATGCCAGCGAGGAAAGCCTATGACACACAAGGAAATGAGCGAGATATTCGCTGTAATGCTCCTCGCCTATCCGAATGCCGAGGTTTTCAAGGGAGGCATCGCCAAACTCGGCCCTACTATCAATCTGTGGGTGACCTGCTTGCCGGAGATTGATTTTTGGACAGGCCAGCAGGCCGTCGTAAAGCTGGTTCGTGAGTGCAAATTTCCACCGACCATCGCAGAGTTCAAAGAAAAGGCCGAAGCCGTTCAAGCTGAGGTGAAGGCAAGAATAGGCCGCGCATGGGACGCCTTTAAGCTTCAGGCGAACCTTGGAAAGACTCCTCTGGAGTTTTTTGCCGGGCTTCCGGCTGACTCAAATACGCGCCGCGCCATCGAAATGATCGGCGGGCCTGACCGCCTTATCATCGCCGAAGAGCACACGTTCGGAGACGGCCACAAGGAAATGGTGGAGAGGTACAACTACTACGAGTTTACGGAAGCGTATACAAAGGTGCTTCGCCAGGCGAGCGCGCTCAACAGCGGGCAACGCAAAGCGGTCGGACCGGGCATGAAGCAGATAGGAGGAAAAACATGAGTCGAAGAAAGAAAAGGAGGGTTTCGCCGGCGCCGCTTATCTGCCTGCTCGCAGTTTTAGCCTGTATCGTAGCTCTCCGTATCAGCGCCAACGAGGAAACCGCCGCGCCGGTGCAAATGACCGGCAAGTTAGAAAATCCAGCAATCGCAGTACCTGTCCAGCTGTTGGAAGCAGAACTGGAAGATACCGCGCAAGTTAATTCCGCAGAGGAGCGCCCCGCCCGCGCCGCCCGGTATATCAACATCGAAATGACCGAGGAGGAGCTGAACGAGCTGGCGGCGGTCGTATTCCTCGAAGCCGGCAATCAGAGCGCCGAGGGCCAGCAGGCCGTTGTCGAAGTCGTTTTCAATCGCGTACTGCATTCCGCTTTCCCGGACACGGTACATGACGTGCTGCATCAAGGTGAGGGCAGCGATGTTCCGCAGTTCTCCACTATCTACGCGGTCAGCACCGCAACACCGACGCAGGCGCAGTATGACGCCATCAACGGCGCTCTGTACGGAGATACGATCCTTGACGCCGACGTGGTGTTCTTCTCTCGCAACGGAGAGAACGGCCGCGTATGGGGGCAGATTGGAGATCACATCTTCTGTCGCGAGTACATCTGGGGGTAATGAGTATGGCGCAAAAGAGATTTCGGCAAGCCTGCGGCATCGTCGCCGCGCTCGGCTTCCTCCTGATCCTCGGCACCGCCGGTGCCAGCGATTATGACCTTATCCCCATGAGCCAGATACTCCGGCAAAGCTGTATCGGGCTGGTTATGTTCGGCGGCGGGTTGTGGCTTGGAGGGTATCTCTCATGAGTGGAAAGAAAGACCCGAAGCGTCAGCTGCTCGGCAAGATAGCAAAAGCCCGCGGTAAGCAGTTTGAGAGCCGCATCGACGATTCCTTTGCCTACTACGCACAGAAAGGCTTCGCGATCATCGAAAAGACGCCGGAGCCGATGCACCCCACGAAAAATCTCGGCAACGGCAAGTTTATCGCCTACTACGAGAAGCAGGCACAGCCGGACTACAAAGGCACCATCAAGGGCGGCAGGACAGTCATGTTCGAGGCGAAATTTACCGCCGCCGACCGGATGGAGCAGAGCCGCGTCCTCCAGAGCCAGCAGGACTATATGGACAGGCATCAGGCGCTCGGCGCTCGCTGCTTTGTCATCGCCGGTTTCAGCTCCGGCATGGTCTATTGTGTCCCCTGGGATATCTGGAAGACCATGAAAGACCACTTCGGCCGCAAGTATGTGACGGAGGCCGACTTGGAGAAATACCAAGTGCAGACGGCGTGGAACGGCACGCTGCTCCTGCTCAACTGAATTGAAAGGAGTTATCACCATGAGCGAAATTTCCATGTATGAGGCCCAGAAGAAGAAAATGCAGGGCTTGTGCGACGAGCACGACCTCGTCTACCGCTTCGAGAAAGATAAGTACCCCATCATCTTCACCATCAAGCCCGTGCAGGGCATGGACGCACAGATCTCCATGCTGGAGAACGTCGAAGAGGTCGGCTACCGCAGCCCCGACGCCTCCATGTCCTGGATCTTCGAGGACGGCGGTCTGGACACGAAAGTAACGGGCGGCACCTTTACCATCAGCAAGACGCTCCGCACCAAGATTGAGTCCATTCTGGTGAAGATGATCACCTACTGGCAGCAGTATTTCTTCCGCGATGTGCTCGAAAAGGGTGCGCTGCGTAGCGGCCTCATGCCGGTCATCGACGAGGACGAGGCGGACGATACCTGCGAAGAGCCGGAGGACGATGAGGATATGCAGGACGAGGACGGCCCCGAGGTTGACCTGGACGACCCCGATATTCAGCAGGCCATTACCATTGTCCGGGCAGAGAACAAAGCGACTGTGGGGCTGTTGCAACGCCGTATGAGCGTCGGCTACGCCAAGGCCGCGCGCCTGCTTGACGCGCTGGAAGAATTGGGCGTCGTCGGCCCGTACGTCGGAGCGGAGTCCCGCGAAGTGCTCCCCACCGACGAGCCTGATGATGAAGAAGGCGGTGAGGAATGATGCCGACCGGGAACGCCAACAAACATACCGCGCATGACCTGCAGCTTGCCGGTCAGATGCGCCGTGAGGACTACAAGACCATCAAGCACATGGACAAGGTGGCGCTTGCGGCTTACCTCAGCCGCGTGTGGAAGCGTGGGTATGACGCCGGATACCAAGCCGCCGTCAAGTCGGCCGCTCCGCAGCTGCGCGAAGCCGCAGAGCTGAAAGCGGCGAACAAGGAGGGCTAAGTTATGGGGAACGCCCTGCGGCACGTCAGAGGGGAAAGTCAGAAGAATATCGTCCGCCTCATAGAAGGGCTGAGCGGGAAGTATTCCCGCAGGGACATCTGGCAGGACTTCATCATCATGTCGGCCATTGCAATCGCCAACACGATGGGTGGTCCGCAGGTCAAGGCCAGGGAGGAAATATACCGCAGCCGCGCAGAGAAGTATTCCGCTAAGGAGCTGGAAGTCTTTGCGGATATGCTGTTTGAGGTTGTAGCCGAACTGGAACGCGACCAGGAGCAGGATTTCCTTGGTGAGCTTTTTATGGCGCTCGGCCTTGGGAACGAATGGAAAGGACAATTCTTCACTCCGTACGATATCTGCAGGGCGATGTCCGCAATTACCTATGGCCCCGATATGGCGGCACGGATAGAAAAGCAGGGTTGGATATCCGTGAGCGATCCCGCCTGCGGTGCTGGTGCGCTGCTGATTGCATTCGCCAACGAGTGCCAGAGACAGCACATCAACTATCAGACCTCGGTACTGTTTGTGGCGCAGGACATAGACTTCCTCGCCGGGTGTATGTGTTACATCCAGCTTAGCTTGCTCGGCTGCCCCGGCTATGTTGTCATTGATGACTCCATCGCGCGGCCGACTACCAGTTATGATGCTCACGGCCTGCTGCCAAAGGACGGCCCGCAGGTCTGGTACACGCCGATGTATTTCCGAGATGTCTGGCATTACCGCCGCATCGGGGCGCAAATGGATCTTCTGTTTCGGAACGCGGCCGAGCAGGCACCGGCGGATCTGCCGGTACCTGCCTCGCCGCCGGAACAGTCTCAACCGCTGGCGGAAACGAAAACCGGCCAGCTCACTCTATTTTGATGGGAGGGAACGGAATGCGGCAGCAGCCGCCTCTCGGGAGCCGGACATGGAAGCCCGAGGAAGAAGATTATTTGATGGAAAAGTGGGGACAGATTTCTGTCCCGGCCATCGCAAAGAAGCTCAACCGTACAACAAATGCCGTCAAGGTCAGAGCGCAGCGTCTCGGCCTGGGCGCGGTGCTGATGGCCGGTGAGTATGTCACTCTAAATCAACTCCTGCTGGCAGTAACGGGAGGAAGCAGCTCCTACGGCTACAAGATGAAAGGCTGGGTGGAAAACAGGGGGTTACCCGTCCATACGAAGAAGGTTGACCGCTGCAGCTTTCGGGTGGTCTACATTGATGAATTCTGGGAATGGGCCGAGCGATACCGCAGCTTCATCGACTTTTCCAAGATGGAACCATTGGCGCTTGGTGAGGAGCCTGACTGGGTAGCCGAGCAGCGCAAGAAAGACTTCGAGGCATACGCCATTCAGAGGAAAGACCCGTGGGGCGAGGACGAGGACTCCCGGCTGAAGATGCTGCTCAGTAAGCACAGGTACTCATGGGCGGAAATTTCCGAGATGATGCATCGCTCTCACGGTGCGATTGCGCGCCGCTGCCGTGACCTCGGCATCAAGGATCGCCCTGTTGCGATGGAACTGACCGGCAAGCGCGGTACATGGAGCAGCGAGGATTTTGAGATACTGGCTGATGGCATTCGCCACGGCGACAGCTACGCTGCCATAGGTAAGGCGGTCGGCCGCTCTGAAAAATGCGTTCGTTCCAAGGTCTACAACGACTATTTGACCGAGAACGCCGATAAGGTGCGAGAAATGCTCGGTGACGGAGCATGGGGAACCGGCACACCGGAGATGGATGTTCGTCACGGCTTCTACATCTCCCGCACTCGTCAGCAGGTCAGGCGTGATTTATCCGTGCTGGATGCATTGCTTCGCAAGCGCATGAACGATCTTGGCTATGACCCCTACTGGCAACGGTTTATGTGCATGAACTGGGACGATGTCGGCGGATGCTCCGCAGGGTGTACGGACTGCGACAGCTGCACAGCGTTCCGGCGCATTCAGCCTCAGTATTGCGCACGGTGCGGCGGCACCTTCTACGAGCGCGAGGAAAACCGTTTTTGCGCGGCCTGCCGCACCGCAAGGAAGAAACAGGCCCAGCGGCATTGGTGCCGCGTGAACGGCATGAGCCGAAAATAATAAACAGTCCCAGCCGAGGGGCAAAGCTCGGCGTAAGAAAGGAGCATTTTATGGCAGAAATCAAGTACATTCCGGTCAAAAAGCTGTGGCAGCATCCTGATAATCCCCGCAAAGACCTGGGCGATGTGAGCGAACTGGCCGAGAGCATCAAAGTTAATGGTGTGCTCCAAAACCTCACCGTTGTTCCGCTGATTGGGGAAATTACGAAGAAGTGGGACGGAGAGAGCTACCGCGTCATCATCGGCCACCGCCGCCTTGCGGCCGCAAAGCTGGCTGGCCTGGAGGAGCTTCCCTGTGTTGTGGTCGAGATGTCGGAGCGGGAGCAGCTGAGCACCATGCTCACCGAGAATATGCAGCGGTCGGATTTGACCGTCTATGAGCAGGCGCAGGGCTTCCAGATGATGCTCGACATGGGCGATACTGTCGAGGACATTGCAGAAAAGTCCGGCTTTTCCGCTACTACCGTCCGGCGCCGTGTGAAGCTCCTGGAGCTGGATAAGGACAAATTCAAGAAGTCCGAGGAGCGCGGCGTCAGCCTTTTCGAGTACATGGAGCTGGACAAGCTTAAAAGCCCGGAGCGCAAGAATGAAATGCTTGATTACATCGGCACCGAGAACTTCAAGTACAAGCTGAAACAGGCCATCAATGATGAAGCCGCAGAGGCGCGCAAAGCCCTATGGGTAGAGCAGTTGAGTACCTTTGCGACGCAGATCGCCGACAAGACCGGCTATAAGAGAGTCAATAGCTTCTATACTAACGGCGAAGTCAAAGTGGATCGCCCGGAGGATGCCGATACCATTGAGTATTTCTTCTTCGTCGAAACATGGGGTTATATTGTGCTGATGGTCAAGGATGAGCCTACCACCCTTACCCCGGAGGAAGAAGCGAAAGAGCGCGAGGAGCAGTTGAAGCAGGAGCAAAAGGACGCCGCAGCAAAGGCGCTGTCCGAAGCAACCGCCCGCGCCGATGAGCTTCGCGCCGACTTCGTGGCTACCGTTTCCGCAGCCGCCATCAAAAAGCGTCTTGCGGACATCGTGGCGTTGTGGGCCTACGCCGAATACTGGGATGATACCGGCTGGCTCACCGAAGAGGAAATTTCGCAGGCTACTGGTGTTGAGCCTCCTGCCGAGGAAGATGGGGATAGCGGTGACGATGCCGAATTTACGCTTCAGGCCGTAACCGACGCGCTCGGCAAGACCCCCGAAAAGGCGCTCCTGCGAATGATCTATGCGCGCCTGGGTGATGGCAAATCCGAGGGCTATTTCCGCAGCTACTGGAACAGCTACACCATGAAGCACGAGGAAAACGAGAAGCTGGACCGCATCTATGCGCTGCTCGTCAAGCTGGGCTACGAGATGTCCGACGATGAAAAGGCTCTCCAGGACGGAACACACGAGCTTTTCGGGGAGGTGACCGACGAATGAGAGCGTCTACCTGCAAAGGCTGTGGCGCGGCTATCGTCTGGATCAAAACACCCGGCGGGAAGTCTATGCCGTGTGACGCCACCCCGCGCTATTACATCGAAAAGCCCCGCTCCGGCAGTAAAAAGATCGTCACGCCTAACGGCGAGGTCATTTCCTGCGAGTATACGGAAGATCCGCACAAGGCCACCGGCACCGGCTTCGCTCCCCACTGGGGGAGCTGCCGGGCGGCAGGTAGCTTCAAGTCGAGGGAGGAACGCAATGGATAAGCTGACATGGTATGACGAGGATGGTCGGCTTTACTGCCGCCGTGGGTATGAGGTCGCGCTGGCGCGGCTGGCTTCTTACGAAGCAACAGAGTTGATGCCGGACGAAATCGTAAAGATGGGGATGATGTTCGAGGATAGCAAGCGCTATTCCGGCCGGCTCGAATTGAAGCTGAATGCTGCGGCAAAACGGATGCCCAAATGGGTATCTGTAAAAGAGAGGTTACCGGAAGATCGTAGCAATGTCCTCGTTGTCGCGTATTGGCACGAAAGATGGGGCGTCTATATGGGCTGGTGCGCTCCCGAAAGGGCGAAATGGAGCGTCCATGTCGGCATTGGGGATAGAGACGATGTCGCAGTCACCTATTGGATGCCTCTCCCGGAGCCGCCGAAGGAGGACGACAGAAATGATTGATACCGGGGATGTCACGATGTTCTGCCATTGGAACAAAAGACTGGTCTGCAAAAAGGGCTTTTACTGCGACACCTGCAAACATCAGCTCGCCGCCGACGATAAAGAGAACGGCAAAGCCGAGCCTGTGCAGCTGCGGTGGACTGAGGATTATGACGGAGGCAGAGTTCCCGAATGCCCCTCCTGTGGGAATATGCCGTACAGTTTGGAGCGGTGCATCTTCTGCGGTCAAAGATTTCTGCCCGATGCGCTCACAAAGGAGTGGAGCAAGCCGCCGGAGGAAGTACGCATGGATTGTCCCTCCTGCGGCGGGGAGAATACGCTGGTCGGCGCCAGAGCACGCAGCAACGGACACTTTCACGGTCGATGCACAGCCTGCGGTTGTGTGGTGATGGAATGAAAAGGAGCTTCTATGGAACGATTTGAAAACCTGCTCGATTTTATCAATGAGCTGAACGAGAACGGGCGCATTCCGTACGACGATTACAGTCGCCTTTTTGACTTGGTGCAGGAGTTCGCAGGAGCGGAGGAAGAAATCAACGCCGCCGCGACCGATATTGCCGCCCTGCTGTGGCTGAACGGCAACTGCGAATATTGTGAGCACGGAGAGAAAGAGGAGTTCAGCGGCGCGAACAGATGGCATTGCCGTCTCGGAAACGGCATAGACTGCCGCCCTGTGTGGCGCGGCGCTGCAACGAAGGCCTCCCTGCCGGAGATACACAAGGCAGAGCCGACTTCGCTTCGTGTAAAGCCCAGCCGCACGGAGACTATGTTCGGGCCGAAAGAGACATGGGCTATCCCTGATAGAGCGGAAGCCGAGGAGACCACGCCGAAGACATACAAGGGATTTCTGCTTATTCGGTGCGCACAATGCGGCGAGCTGCGCGGCTTTTGTGCAAAACAGCCTATCTCGTCCTATCGGTGCGCAACCTGCAACGGAGAGACGCCGCTGCACGATCTCACGTCGGCGCACATCCGCTGCAAGTGCGGAAAGCACTTCAAATACCGGACGAATTTCGAGGAGGACGTCTTCACCTACAGCTGCCTTTCCTGCGGCGCGCCGGTCGATCTGGCCTATAACAAGAAAGCTCGCGCCTATCAGACGGTGCGGTGATGCTCATTATCACCGTTCACGTCAATGCTCCGGCAGGACAGGCCATTGGCATAAAGGAGCAGATTGCTCAGGATTTGGAGCGATACGGAGATACCCGTGTGGTGTCGGTAGAGGTAGTGCAGCCAACATACCGGCAAATGCAGATTGGAGAGACTGTCAGCCAGCAGGGTGGCAAGAGGAAGTAAGAACAGATTGGGGTGAGCTATTACGACGCTTTCGGAATTGAATCAGCATTTTGAGCTGATAGAGAAACTGGCAAGGGCAAGGGAGATGCTACAGTCCTTGCGTGACGCGGCTTGCCCCGGCGCGGCTGCCCTCACAGGTATGCCGCATACTCCCGGCATAAAGGATAAGGTCGGCGACCTCGCAGCTGAGATTGTGGATATGGATGCGCGTGTCGGATTTCTGGAGGAAGAGGTCAAGGCCAGCGAGGGGCAGATCATGCCGTTCATTCAAGGCATCGACGATGACCAGACGCGCCTGATCTTCCGGCTGCGCTTCCTGAGAGGGCTCGCGTGGAAAGAGGTCGCAGCGGTCATAGGAGGCCGCAATTCGGAGGATTCGGTAAAGATGGTGTGTTACCGCTACCTCGGTAGTTAAAAGCTGTTCTCCGCTGTTGCAACTCGTTTCTTGATATTCCCCGCACCATGTATTAGGATTAGACTCGTAAAATCCTACATAAGCCAGGCGGCCATCCCTCGCGGGGTGGCCGTCATTCGTTTGGGAAGGAGGTTGAGGCCTGCGCGTTACTCCTTGCGCGCCGGTCATGCGCCGGGTCCGATGTTCGCCAGCAGAGGGCAGCGGTGACATCATAAAAGGAGATTTCCAAAATGTTCGGAATTGTCATTCTGGCCGTCTATGCGGTGCTGATGATCGGCGTCACGCTGATGTTCACCCGAAAGACGACCGACGCAGAGGGCTTCCATGTGGCGGACCGGCGCATCGGCTCGGTGATTGCCGCCATGAGCATCGCCGCCACTTGGATTTGGGCTCCCTCACTGTTCACTTCCTCGGAGATGGCCTATACGCGCGGCATCCCGGGGATGTTCTGGTTTACGGTACCGAATGTGCTGTGCCTGATCCTGTTTATCCCCTTTGCAAAAAGGATCCGGGCGCAGTACCCGGAGGGCATCACCTTGACCGGCTACATGGCGGAGCGCTATCACTCCGGCAAGGTCAAGGGCGTCTACTCCTTCCAGCTCGGCGCGCTGGCCGTCCTCTCGACGGCGGTGCAGCTGCTCGCCGGAGGAAAGACGCTGGCTCTCATTACGGGGCTGCCATTCTGGAGCATGACGCTCGCCCTGGCAGCTATCGCATATTCCTACTCCCGCTTCTCCGGGCTGAAAGCCTCCATCACCACCGATGTCGTCCAGCTGTGCATTATCCTCATGGGCGGCGCTCTGCTGGTCGTCCTGAGCCTACGCATGACCGGCGGCTTTGAAACGGTGCTGAACGGCCTCGGCTCAGTTACCGGAGAATACAATTCCCTCACATCTGCGACCGGCATGGAAGTCCTTCTGGGCTACGGTCTGCCGATGGCTGTCGGTCTGATCTCCGGCCCGTTCGGGGATCAATGCTTCTGGCAGCGGACATTCGCCATTCGGCGCGACCGCATCGGCCGCGCTTTCTTTGTGGGGGCGCTCCTGTTCGCCTTGGTGCCGCTCTGCATGGGAACGGTCGGCTTCCTCGCCGCAGGCTCCGGTTTCGTGGTCAGCGACACGGGCATGGTCAACTTCGAGTTCGTGTCCTCGCTGCTTCCGGCCTGGGTGCTGGTGCCGTTCCTGTTCATGATTATCTCCGGCCTGCTCTCCACAGTGGATAGCAACCTTTGCGCGGCAGCATCGCTCACGACAGACTGGCTCGGCATTGGAAAGGACACGGTGCAGACCTCGCGCCGCACCATGCTTTGCCTGCTGATCGTGGCTATTGCCATTGCCAACATTCCCGGCCTGACGGTGACATACCTGTTTCTGTTCTACGGAACGCTCCGCGCTTCGACGCTGCTGCCGACGGTCATGACGCTGCTCGGTAAGAAGCTGACGGGCAAGGGCGTTTTTGCCGGTGTGCTGACTGCGCTGTGTGTCGGGCTTCCGATCTTCGCCTACGGTAATCTCGCCGGCATTCCGGCTGTGAAAGCGGCAGGCAGTCTGACGACCGTCCTATCCAGTGGCCTTGTCGCCGTTATCGCCTCGAGAAAGGCGGTGAAGGCATGAGTCTCGGAAGAAAGCAGAGCATCGACAACAGTGCATGGCTGGAAGCCGTTGCAACGATCGAAAACGCCGTTTCCCGTGAGGAGCTGGACGCTTTGACCGCTGCGACCGTCGCAGACATCAAAGCCCATACTGAGGGCAAGGCTGCGGCCTATGCGTGGAGCGCAGGTAAGGACAGTATTGTCCTTGGCAAACTGTGCGAAGCGGCTGGCGTCACTGACTGCATGATCGGCGTGTGCGACCTGGAATACCCCGCCTTTGCCACGTGGATCGAGGAGCATAAGCCGGCAGGCTGCGAAGTCATCAACACGCATCAGGATATCGACTGGTTGGCGAAGCATCAAGAGATGCTTTTCCCCAAGGACTCCGCCGCGGCCGGACGATGGTTTTCTATCGTGCAGCACCGAGCGCAGCGTGAATACTTCAAGGCGCACGAGCTGGACGTCATCATTCTCGGCCGTCGCCGTGCGGACGGCAATTATGTCGGTCGCAACAGCAATATCTATACCGATGGCAAAGGTGTTACGCGATTCAGCCCGCTCGCTGCGTGGAAGCATGAGCACATCCTTGCCTATATTCACTATCATCAGCTCCCTCTTCCGCCGATCTACGGCTGGAAGAACGGATATCTGTGCGGCACTCACCCGTGGCCCGCCCGCCAATGGACGGGCAGCATCGAGAACGGCTGGCGTGAGGTCTACGATATCGACCCCGGCATCGTCCTTGCGGCAGCTGAAAAGATCGACAGCGCTCGCGCCTTCTTGAAGGGGGTGCAGGCATGAAGGTCATAAAAAAGCCTCTGACCGAGCTGCGGCGACCGGATCGGAACGTCCGAATGCACACCGACAAGCAGCTGAAAGAGTTCCGCCGCTCCGTCGAAATGTTCGGTCAGATTCGCCCCATCGTGGTCGACGAGGACGGCGTTATTCTCGCCGGCAACGGCTTGTATGAAACGCTGCTCTCCCTCGGCCGCACAGAAGCGGACTGCTATGTTGTGTCCGGACTGACCGATGCCGAGAAGAAAAAACTCATGCTGGCCGATAACCGTGTCTTTGACCTCGGCGTTGACGATCTGGCCGCGCTGGATGCTTTCATTCTCGACCTGAAGGACGACCTGGATATCCCCGGCTACGAGGAAGATCTTCTCCGGGCGATGGTGATGGAGGCGGACGAAGCCAGCGACACCCTGCTTGAGTACGGCACCATTGAGCCGGAGCAGGCTGCGGCCATCACCGAGACGCGCGAGAAATACGCCGCCCGGGAAGAAGCTGCTGCGGCGCAGGCTGAGGAAGTCGCACCAGCACAGAGCGGCACGGCGTCTTCCACCGAGCCCGCTAAGAGGTTTATCCTCTGCCCGAAATGTGGTGAGCGGATATGGCTGTAAAGCGCATCAGCTCAGACATCGACGTTGTGACTGCGGCACGCCAGCGGATCAAGAATGTATTTTCCAACGGTGTCCCCGTATACCTCTCGTTTTCCGGCGGCAAGGACAGCATCGTTCTTGCCGACCTGACCTATAAGCTGATCCAGGCTGGAGAGATCAATCCCTCGCAGTTGACCGTCCTTTTCGTGGACGAGGAGGCAATCTTCGATTCCATTGAAGCAACGACCAAGGCGTGGCGGAAAAAGTTCCTGCTTGCCGGCGCCAAGTTTCAATGGTGGTGCATCGAGGTCAAGCATTTCAGCTGTCTCAATGAGCTGTCCAGCGATGAAACCTTCGTCTGCTGGGATCAACGCAAGCGCGATGTCTGGGTGCGGCAGCCGCCGCCCTTTGCCATCCGCAATCACCCGCAGCTTCGGCCGCGCATCGACAACTATCAATCCTTCCTGCCCCGCGTGACGATGGACGGCATCATGATCACCGGCGTCCGCGCGGCAGAGTCCATTCAGCGGCTCCAATACATGGCGGCACTGAATATGGGCGCAAAGGGCATCACCGGCACGAACACCATCTATCCCATCTACGACTGGAAGACGGCGGACGTCTGGCTGTACCTGCGAGACCAGCGCATCGAAGTCCCCGAGGTCTACCTGCAGATGTATCAGGTCGGCGTCAATCGGAATCAGCTGCGCGTGTCGCAGTTCTTCTCTGTTGATACCGTACCCGTGCTGGTACACCTGGGCGAATACGACCCATCTCTCATGGAGCGCGTCCTTCGGCGCGAGCCGAACGCCTACCTTGCCATGCTGTACTGGGACAGTGAAATGTTCCACCGCACCACAAGGAAGCGCCGGGAGCTGGAGGGCGAGGACACCAAGGACTACCGTGCGCTCCTGAAGGAGATGCTGTTCGTCCGCCCGGGAGACTTCTTCAATACGGAGCATAAGCGCAAGATCGCCAAGCAGTACCGCAAGATGTTCATTCAGATGGACGGAATGGCGCGGCCGCGCGACTACAAGAAAATGTACGGCGGTCTGACTGCTGGAGATCCCAAGCTCCGCACCCTGCGCGCCATCTATCAGGACATATCCTGCGCCTACGCTGATTACGCCAAGCGCTTCCGGAAGGGAGGTGAGGCAAATGGCTGACGCGGATCTGTTCGCCCCGTTATCCTCCCTGCAATGGGTAGACCGGGAGCAGCTCAAACCCAATGACTACAACCCCAACAAGGTCAACCGTGAGAATCTGAAACTGCTGGTGCAATCGATCATGACCAATGGCTGGACGCTTCCCATCGTCGTGCGTCCCGACTACACCATCATCGACGGCTTTCACCGCTGGACCGTGGCCGGAGAGGAGCCGCTGCACACCATGCTCAAAGGCAAGGTGCCGGTGGTAATCGTACGGCATGATGACGCGACCGAGGATATTTACGGTACCGTCACACACAACCGCGCCCGTGGTACGCATCTGCTCGAACCGATGAAAGCCATCGTAAAGCGGCTGCTGGACGAGGGCAAGTCCGTTCAGGAGATTGGCAAACAGCTCGGAATGAAACCCGAAGAAGTATTCCGGCTCTCTGATTTCTCGCGTGATGACTTCCTCGGCATGATGACCAAGGGCGTTAAGGGGTATAGCCATGCGGAATTGCTGACGAAGTTATAACACAATACCACAGCCAGGCGCATACATCGCACGAGAGCGGCGTATCTGCGTCTGGCTGTGTTGCTCCCTCCCCCTCTCGGCATCGTCGCGCTGAGGGCGGGGAAATGCGTTGCAACAGGCGACGACGGCAAAAGGTACTGTGACGACCCCCGCCCCACACGCCGCGGGCTCGCCGACCCCGAAAAAAGCGTAGTTACCAAGGCAAAAATCAGGCATTTCGTTACGCACCAGCCGATGCTTTTGGTGCCAATCGAGGCACCTGTGGCGGTATCTGCCGTAATTTCCCCTGCTTTATCTGCTCTTCTCCGCGAGAATGTGGAGGGGGTTTCGATAAAGGCCTCCTATGAAGATAAGACCACAGCGCGGGATAATGGTCTCGCCGCCTCCGGGCGGTGCTCCAGTGCAATTCTGGTGAGTCCCGCTCCATCGCCGAAGAAAGGAGTTTGCTATATGGCTGGACAAAGTGAGAAGATTACCGACGAGACTGAGGTCAGCACAACAGAGCTGGCAACGGTGCTGGGCGTGTCTGCCCGGCGCGTGCAGCAGATGGCGCAGGACGGCACCGTGCCGACCTGCCGCAAGGGTTTCTTCCGGCTGGCCGATTCCGTCCAGCGATATATCAAGTTCCTGTCTGATGGTCCGATGGACGAGGAGGACAAGAAGCTGGAGAAGGCCCGCCGCGTGGCGGAGACGACGATGAAAGCGTCCAAGGCCACCATCGCCAAGCTGGAGGCCGAGGAGCTGAAAGGCACTATGCACCGCGCGGAGGACGTTGCCGCGCTGACGGAGGATCTTGTCTACACCATTCGCGGCGCGCTCAATGCGCTGCCGGGGCGGCTGGCCGTCGATGTAGCGGCTGTGTCCACGCCCGCTGAGGCATCCGAGGTCATCCGCAAAGAGGTCAGCAAGGTCATGCGGGAGCTGGCCGGGTATCACTACGACCCAAAGAAATACGAGGAGCGCGTGAGGGAACGGCGCGACTGGTCGGAGCGTGACAGCGATGACGAGTAGGCTCGCAGCCGTCCGGCTGAACAAGGTCATTGCCAAGGCAATGGCCGGAATGCTTCCACCGGACGACCTGACCGTGACCGAATGGGCGGAGCAAAACCGCCGCCTGTCGGCCGAGAGTGCTGCCGAACCAGGCCCCTGGCGTACCGAGCGCACCCCTTACCTCCGCGAGCCGATGAACGCATGGACAGACCCGAAGGTGCGGCACATCGTCATGGTGGCCGCATCCCAGGTCGGCAAGTCCGAATTTCTCAATAACTGCATCGGCTATGTGATCGACCAGGACCCTGGCTCGATCCTGTTTGTCCACCCTACCACCATTGACGCAAAGGAGTATTCCAAGCTCCGCATCGCGCCGATGATCCGCGATTGCCCCACGCTGCGTAAGAAGGTCAGCGATCCAAAGAGCCGCGACAGCGGCAACACCATTCTGCAAAAGACCTACCCCGGAGGCATCCTCACGATGTGCGGCTCCACCGAGGCCCACGCGCTGGCGTCAAAGCCCATTCGCTATGTGCTGGGCGACGAGCGCGACCGCTGGGCGCTGTCCGCCGGTAACGAGGGCGACCCGTGGGATCTGGCGATGGCGCGGCAGACAACATTCTACAACGCGAAAAGCGGTGAGGTGTCCACGCCCACCGTCAAAAACGCCAGCGCCATTGAAGCCGCCTACGCGACCGGCACGATGGAGCGGTGGAAATCCCGCTGCCCTCATTGCGGCGAGTATCACGAGATCCAATGGGCGGACATCCGCTTTGAGCACGACGAGATCATCGTCGCAGGGGAAAAGACCTACAAGGTCCGCAGCGTCTGCTATGCCTGTCCCGGCTGCGGCTGCATCTCCACCGAGGCGGAAATGAAGCGCGCCCCGGCAAGATGGGAGGCGGACAACCCCGCCGCCTATGAGCAGGGCACGCGCTCGTTCTGGCTGAACGCCTTTGTCAGCCAGTGGGCGAGCTGGGAATCCATCATTCTGAAATACCTGAACGCCATCGGCAGCACCCGCAAGATGCAGGTCGTCTACAACACCTGCTTCGGCGAGCTGTGGGAGGATCGCGGCGACCTGGAGGACGAGGACAGTCTGATGGCGCGCCGGGAGGAATACCCCGCCGAGCTGCCGGAGGGCGTGCTTGTTCTGACGGCCGGCGTCGATACACAGGACGACCGCATGGAATACGAGATCGTCGGCCACGGCCACTTTGGAGAAACCTGGGGCATTGAGAAGGGCATCGTCATGGGGCGGCCCGATGATGATGCCGTATGGGCGCAGCTGGACGAGCTGGTATTTGACCGCGTTCTGCGCTTCGAGAACGGCGTGGGACTGAAAATGTCAATGTCCTTTGTGGACGAGGGCGGACACTTCACACAGGAGGTCCGCATGCAATGCCGGGCGCGACTTGGCAAAAAGGTGTTCTGCATTAAGGGCATGCCCGGCAGCGATAAGCCCTACACCGCGCCGCCGAAAAAGCAGAAGATCATCATCAAGCAGACGACGGTCGGCACTTGCTGGCAGTACCAGATCGGTGTTGATTCCGGCAAAGAGGTCATCATGGACAACCTGCGCGTACAGACGCCGGGAGCGAAATACTGCCACTTCCCCAAGCGGGATGACTACGGCTCCGGCTATTTTACGGGGCTGCTCTCCGAGGTCAAGGTCTACGACCCCAACAAAAAGCAGCCGTGGCAGTGGAAGAAGATCCCCGGCCACGAGCGCAACGAGGCGCTGGACTGCCGCAACTATGCGCTGGCGGCGTTCAAGGCGCTGCCTAAGAACCTGGACGAGATAGACAGGCGGCTAAAGGAGGCGGGCGGCAAACGCGCTCCCACCCCAGTTGCAACGCCTGTCACGCCGCCTCCCGCCGCCAGGCAGAGACCGAAGCGCAGGAGCGGTAAGAAATACTACGATGATTGGTGAGGTGTCCGATATGGATAAAGTTGAACTGCGGGCGCGGCTGGACTTCTGGCAGAGCGCCCTTTCCAAACTGCGCGCCGCGTATCTGGCCCTTGTGGACGGCGGCGTGAAAAGCTATGTCATCGACGACCGGGAGCTGACGCGCTTCGACCTGCCTGATCTGAAGGACGAGATCGAGGACGCGGAGAAGAAGGTCGACGAACTGCTCGCGGAGCTGAACGGCCGCAAGCCAAGAAAGGCTTTCGGCATCGTTCCCCGCGACTGGTGACCTTTTTCGTGGGGCCACGAAAATGATACCGGCAAAGCGCCCGAAAGGGCTTTTTGCACAGGCAGCCTGGCGGAGTTTGCTCCTTTCGCCGCCGGGCCGCCTGTTTTTATTTCCGAAAACGGGAGGCGATAAGCATTGAGCAATAAGAAAAACCGCCGCCGCGCAGCAGCGCCGCAGGCGAAGGGGTACAGCGAGGCCGGGGCCAGCTTGACGCGGCGGGCGCTCAAGGGATTTGTTCCGGACAGCGGCGCTCCCAATGAGGACATCAACCGCAATAACGCCACCCTGCGGCAGAGAGCGCGAATGCTCTATATGGCCGCTCCTGTGGCAACGGCGGCAATCAATACCAACCGCACCAAGGTCATCGGAACAGGGCTGACGCTCAAGGCATCCGTAGACCGCGAGGTGCTGGGCATCTCCCCGGAGGCGGCGAAGAAGTGGCAGCACACGGCGGAGATGGAATTCCGGCTGTGGGCCGGGAAAAAGCAGAACTGCGACGCGCTGGGGCTGAACAATTTTGAGAGCTTGCAGCAGCTCGCCTTGAAGTCGTGGCTGCTCAGCGGCGACGTGTTCGCGCTGGTCAAGCGATACCCGGCAACACCACTAAACCCCTATACCCTGCGGCTACACATCGTGGAGGCGGACCGCGCCTGCACGCCAAGCGAATATGGCGGCGGTGTCACCATCGGCGGCTTCGTGGAGGGCAAGATCCCCGAGGGAAAGCCTGGCGCAGGCCACAAGGTCTACGACGGCGTGGAGGTGGACAGCAACGGCCGCGTGGTCGCCTATCACATCAGCAACACCTACCCGCACCAGATCACCAGCGAGCCGCAGAAGTGGCAGCGCGTGGAGGCCTACGGCGCCAAGACCGGCCTGCCGAACATTCTCCACATCATGGACAGCGAGCGCCCGGACCAGTACCGCGGTGTTCCGTACCTGGCGCAGGTCATCGAGCCGCTGCTCCAGCTCCGGCGCTATACAGAATCCGAGCTGATGGCGGCGCTGGTGCAAAGTTTCTTCACCGCGTGGATCGAAACGGAGACCGACCCCTCCGATACACCCTTCAACGAGGTAGGCGCAGGAGATATTGCCGGCGTCCCCGCCGAGGTCAACGCGGACGGCGGACCGATGGCGAACAACATCTCCGATGATGACAACGAGTACGAGATGGGACCGGGTACGGTGACGCACCTCGCCCCAGGGGAAAAGGTCGACTTCGGCAATCCGAACATCCCCACCGCTGGCTTTGAGACCTTTGTCAAGACGCTGTGTAAGCTGGTCGGCGCAGCTTTAGAGCTGCCTTACGATGTGCTGATCAAGGAGTTCAACAGCTCCTATTCCGCAAGCCGAGGCGCGCTGCTGGAGGCGTGGGAGGCATTCAAGATGCGCCGGAAGTGGTTTGTGGACGACTTCTGCCAGCCGGTCTATGAGATGTTCCTGGCCGAAGCGGTCGCTCTGGGGCGCATCAACGCCCCCGGCTTCTTCACGGACCCCCTTGTGCGGGAGGCATGGTGCGGCGCGCGCTGGATCGGCCCCGTGCAGGGCAGCCTTGACCCCAAGAAGGAGGCGGAAGCCGCCCTCATGCTGATCGACAACGCCATCAAGACCCACGAGCAGGTCAGCCGCGAAATGAGCGGCGGCGACTGGGAGGAGAACGTGGAGCAGCTGCAGCGTGAAAACGAGCTGCTGACACAGGCAGGAGGCAACAAGGTCACCGTTGTATCGGCATCGCCGAAAGAAGGTGACGGCGATGAAGACTAACTTCGAGCATCTGCAGAGCCTGAATGTGCGGAGCATGGCGCTCGCCATCTGGAACTATGCAAGCGACTACTGCGCCTATTGCCCGAAGAACATGGAGCGCCGCTGCAACGAGAACTGCCGCGCGGGAATCCGCGAGTGGCTGAACAGTCCCTACATTCCGTCAAGCGATATCTGGAAAGAAAAGAGGTAATGCGCATGAGTATTCCGGCAAAGAGAGCTGGGCGAAAGTCTCCCGCCGTCAGCATCTCGAAAAAGGTCTATACGATGGCCACGGTGGACGGCAGTTATGCCGAGATCACCATGTATGGAGACATCTACGAGGAGCAGCCCACGAACTGGTGGGGCGAGCCCGTCGAGGGGCAGTATATCCTGCTCTCCGAGTTTTTGGAGGACCTCAAGCAGATCTCCGGCTGCACGTCCATCACTATCCGCATGAACAGTTACGGCGGCGACGCCGGAGCGTCCAACATGATCCACAACCGCCTGCGGGAGCTGGCGCGGAACGGCACGAAGCTTACCTGCATCGTGGACGGCGTTGCCATGAGCGGCGGCAGTCTTATCATGTGCGCCTGCGATACGGTCAGGGTCAATCCCTCCAGCCTCATCATGATTCACAAATGCTGGACCTTCCTGTGGGGCGGCTACAACGCTGACGAGCTGCGGGAACAGGCTACCCAGCAGGAAGCGTGGGACAAGATGCAGATGGAGGTCTACACGCGCAAGACCGGGCTGTCAGCCACGGTGATCTCCCACATGATGGCAGACACGACCTATATGACAGGCCGCGAGGCCATCGACAAGGGCTTTGCGGACGAACTGATCGAGGACGCGGAGCCGACCAGCATCGCCGCCAGCGCGGACGGGCGCAGCCTGTTCGTGAACGGGCGGCAGATGCACCTTGCCCCCGGCATGTTTGCGCCGGACAACATTCCCACGGTCACACCCGAGGCCTCCGCCCCGGTTGAGACAGATAAAAACAAGCCGGAAGTCACCGGCGATGAAGGAGGAATTTCCATGACTAAGGAAGAGCTCCGGGCAAAGTACCCGGACGAGATCGCCCAGGTGGAGGCCGACGCCCGCGCTTCCGTCGATCACACTGAGGCGGTCAACACCGCGATCCAGGCCGAGCGTGCGCGTATGCAGGAGATCGACGAGATTTCCGGTCTGCTCGACGCGACGGACGTGCAGCAGGCCAAGTACGGCGACAAGCCCTGCTCTGCTGCCGACCTGCTGATGGCAGCGGCCAAGAACGCCGCCAAGCAGGGCAAGAAGTTTCTGGCCGATCTGAAAGATGACGGCGAGGAATCCGGCGCCGAGGGCGTTCCTGCCGCTCCTGCCCCCGC